AGTGACGTGCTCAACGGCATGAAGCTCAAGGCGTTGGCTGGCCAACAGCACGACGCGCACATTGGAACACACTTGATGATGGGTATGTCGCCTATTTTGCAAGCCAACCCAATGTCTGCGGCTGAGTTGCAAAAGCACATCTTGGATCACATCCGCTTGCGCGCAGAAGAGGACATGGAAGTCGAGCTGTTTAAGCAGTATGGAACCGATCCGGACCGCATGGTCTCTGCTATCCAAAGAGAAGGCATGGTCGCTATCAACATTGCCATGGGCATGAAGGAAGTGCGCGAAATGCAAGACAGGTTTGCGGGTGGCGAAGGACCTGACCCCTTGGTACAGATCAAGGAGAAGGAAATCGCCCAACGTGCAGAGGCAGACAAGGCCCGCATTGGCCTTGACCAGCAACGCCTAGCCTTGGATCAACAAAAGGCACAGCAGACTAACCAAGTTAACCAGCAGAAGCTGCAGTTGCAGCAGGAAAAGGTCAATCAGACCCAACAACCAGGAGGCCGATATGCCGCTTAAAAAACCTAGTACTAAAAAGCCTGTTACCAAAAAGCCCAAGGACGGGGCGCAGCCTTCAAAGGGAGTTCAAGGACCTTTCAAAGTAGTAAAAAAGAGAGACGGCAACTATCCAGTTAAGCTATACTAATTCGTGAGTAAGTGCTACCAGACGGGGCCTTGTACCGTCTGCTTTTCATGGAAACACCATGCTTGAATTTGCAGAAGCAGTTCTGAAGGAAATCAGGAAACTCCAAGATCAATCTAAACAGATTGTCTTGAACGGAACCATCACAGACATGGAGCGGTATCGCTTCATGATGGGTCGCCTTGAGGGTTTGAGAATGGTTGAGGACTCCGTGAAAGATTTACTCAAAAAAGTCACGGACGAAACAGACGATTTTCTCAAGTAAAGGAAGACCATGGAAACCGCAGAAGTACCTGAAATTAACATGACCGCCTTGGAGCGTAAGTGGGCCGAGGAGGCAGTTAACAAACCGCCTGCCCTTGACGATGCTTACACAGAGCTGGGTTTCGATCCAGAGAAACTCAGCCAAGCGGTTGTAGACACCATTCCCCAGCCTACAGGGTGGCGCATTGCCATTCTTCCTTACCGAGGCGCTGAAAAGAGCAAGGGCGGCATTGTCCTGGCCGAAGAAACACAGCGCAGGACCCAGCTTGGCACAGTGTGCGGCTACGTCCTAAAGGTAGGGTCCCTAGCCTACGCCGATCAATCTAAATTCCCCACTGGTGCCTGGTGCAAAGAGGGTGATTGGATTATTTTTGGCCGCTACGCTGGCGCACGCATCCAAATTGACGGCGGTGAGATTCGTCTCATCAACGACGATGAGGTACTTGGAGTGGTGAACAGTCCCGAAGACATTCTGCACATGTAAAGGAGCAATGACATGAATGACGAACTTGAATTTAAGATAGGTGAGGACGAAAGTCCGGCCACCGTTGCAATTGGGGAGGACGGTGCTGCTGAAGTGTTGGATAAGCCCCAAGCGCCTCGGGTCGAGACTACCTCACAGCAGTCCAATGAGGGTGGAGAACTTGACCAGTACAGCGAAGGCGTCAAGAAACGCATTGACAAGCTGACCGCGCGCCTGCGCGAGACCCAGCGCCGCGAGCAAGCAGCCTTGGAGTACGCCAAGAGCGTACAGGCCCGCGCTACGCAGCTCGAGCAGCAGTACATGACCGCTGACAGCGAACGCTTGGGCGAGGCCAATGGCCGCGTTCAGACGCAAGTGGTAGCTCTCAAGCAGATTATCCGCAAGGCCCGTGAGGAAGGTGACATTGACACCGAAACGGAAGCCCAGCAACGCCTGACTTCGCTCACTATGGAGCAGAACCAGATTACCCATGCTACCCAGCAGCGCGAGCAGCAGGTCCAGCAGTGGACACAACAGCAACAGGTCGCTGCCCAGCAAGCTGCACAGCAGCCCCAGGTACAGGTTCAGCAGGAAGTTGACCCACGTGTCGAGGACTGGGCTGAACGTAATCCCTGGTACGGCCGAGATACAGCCATGACTCATGCAGCATGGGGAATCCATCGCCAGTTAATTCAAAGCGAGGGATTTGACCCAAACAGCAATGAGTATTATGATGAGCTAGACAATCGCTTAAAGCAGACCTTCCCCCAGAAATTGGGTGGAGGTCAGCAGGCGCAAACTAACAGGTCCGCCAGACTCGTGCAAACGGTGGCACCTGCATCCCGATCATCGGGTATCAACAACGCACGCCGCACTGTTAAGTTGACCCCAAGTCAAGTTGCAATTGCCAAAAAACTGGGTGTTCCTCTTGAGGAATATGCCAAGTACGTAAAGGAGTAAGACCATGTCAGACGTTAAAGTACCTACACTCAATCGCAGTTCTCGCGGGGTCGAATCTCGTGAGAAAGATGCGCGACGTAAACCTTGGGCTCCCCCTTCACGACTGGATGCGCCACCCCCGCCTCCTGGATATAAGCACCGTTGGATTCGGGCTGAAGCCGGTGGTATTGACGACCGCACGAACATCTCTGGAAAGCTCCGCGAGGGGTATGAGCTGGTTCGTGGGGACGAGTATCCCGACTATCACGTCCCAACAATTGAAGACGGCCGACATGCTGGCATTATCAGCGTGGGAGGCTTACTTCTTGCACGTATCCCGATTGAGACGTTGGAAGAACGCAGTGCGTATTACCAAAGTCGAGCGAACGACCAATTACAGGCGGCCGACAATGAGTTGATGAAAGCGAATGCCCACAATAGCATGACCATTCAACGACCCACACGTCAGTCTCGCGTTTCTTTTGGCGGCTCTAACAAGGGCTAACAAATTTTACTTTTTAAGGAAATGACATATGGCTAATACAGACAAGGCTTTTGGCTTTCGACCTATTGGCAATCTTTCCGCTACTGGTGCTCAGAAACAGTACGGATATGAGATTGCTGATAACCAAGCTGGAACAATTTTTCAAGGTGACTTGGTTGCTCTTTCAGCGGGTTTCATTACAAGGTTTCTCCCTGCTACACACACTGCTGCGGTAGGTGTGTTTAACGGTTGCAACTATATTGATCCCACCACCGGCAAGCCCACGTTCAAGAACTTCTATCCCGGTTCTGTCAACATCACTTCAGGCAAGATCGTTGCCGATGTGATTGACGATCCTAGTCAGTTGTTCTTGGTTCAATGTGATGCGGGCTTTGTTGCTGCAGATGTCGGCAAGAATGCAGACGTGATTGGTACCGGCGGAAGCACCACTACTGGTGTGTCCACTATGGAACTAAACTCTTCTACGCTTGCTACTACAGCTGCTTTGAACCTGAAGACCGTTGGCTTGTACAACGTCCCAAGTAACGAGTACGGCTCTTTCGCCGTGGTGGTAGTTAAGATCAACGAACACGTGTACGGTAGTGCAGGTGTTGCTGGTCAATAAGGAGAACATAAATGGCAATTTCACGTGCACAACTGGTGAAAGAGCTTGAGCCTGGTCTCAATGCTTTGTTTGGACTCGAGTATAAAAACTACGAGAACCAACACACCCAAATCTACTCCATCGAATCTTCTGACCGTGCGTTTGAAGAAGAGGTGATGGAATCGGGCTTCGGCGAAGCTCCTGTGAAGACCGAGGGCGCGGGCGTTTCATACGACCAAGCCCAAGAGGTCTACACTGCTCGCTACACCCACGAGACTATCGCTTTGGCGTTCTCGCTGACAGAAGAAGCTGTTGAAGATAACCTCTACGACCGCTTGTCTGCCCGCTACACCAAGGCTTTGGCCCGTTCCATGGCTCAGACCAAGCAGATCAAGGCTGCGGCTGTGCTCAACGGCGCTTTCACCACCTCCATCGGTGGCGACGGTGTTGTTCTGTGCGCAACCAACCACCCCACCCTGTCAGGTCCCAACCTGTCCAACACCTTGGCCACGGCCGCTGACTTGTCCGAGACCTCCTTGGAACAGTCTTTGATCGACATCGCAGCGTTCACTGATGAACGCGGCTTGAAGATCGCCGTTCAAGGCTTGAAGTTGATCATCCCTAAAGAGCTGATGTTCACTGCTGACCGTATCATGAAGTCCACGCTCCGCGTTGGTACTGCTGACAACGATGTCAACGCCATCCGCAACATGGGCATGGTTCCTCAGGGCTACGTGGTTAACAACTTCCTGACCGATCCAGATGCGTACTTCATCAAGACTGACGCTCCTAACGGCATGAAAATGTTTGAGCGCGTGTCCATGAAGACTGGCTTCGAGGGCGACTTCGACACCGGCAACGTCCGCTACAAGGCTCGTGAGCGTTACAGCTTCGGCTTCAGCGATCCACGCGGCATCTTTGGCTCGCCTGGCGCTTAATAAGCGACAGCGGCCGGGTTTACCCCTGCTAAAAAGGCCCCTTCGGGGGCCTTTTTTATGTCTAAAAACTGTCATGGGATGCGTGATAGGATGATTTGCAGCGCGGTGCTGCAACAATTTTTTTGGAGTGTAAAAATGCTGTTTACTGTATCTGTTGACCTTGACAATGGCGGCTATTTTGAGTTTTCTACCGAGTCCATCCTGAAGTTTTTGCAGGCTGCTCAGGCGTTGGGTAACACTGACATTGAAGAGGTCGAAGGCGAGGACGAAGAGTTTGAAGCGTTCGCCGACTGCTTTGCTGAAGACGAAGAGTACGTCTACGACGAAGATGCTGAGTGCTACTGCTGGTACGACGAAGAGTACGATGCTTGGTACTGGCTGGACGAAGAGGCCAGTGAGTGGCTCTTGGTTGAAGACGAAGCTGAAGCGAAGACGAAGCTGAAGGAAGACGAAGCTGAAGCGAAGACGAAGCTGAAGAGGCTTAATTTGTGTTGGGTTCTAAAGGGGGCTTCGGCCCCCTTTTTCGTTCGTGTTCATCGTAGTGGTGTATGCGGTGGCAGTTGGCGCATAGTGCTACGCACTGCTTTATTTCTTCGTAGGCCGTCTTAAATCTGCCGTTGCCTATAAGTTCGTTGACGCTGTATTTTTTAGGCCCGACGTGATGGAAGTCAATCACCGCAGGGTGGGAGAACCCACATTTGGTACAGGACAACCCCCGTTTAAACTCTAACCATTCTTGCTTTTTCTGTTTTCGGGTTTTTCTTGACCTGACCTTTACCTCGTCTTTGTTTTTTTGGTAGTGTTTGGCCGACCACTCCTTATGCTTGGCTTTACTAACTTTTGGGTCTATGTGAGGCATGGTCTTGACGCATCATAAAAATGGTGTATATTGCAGTTATCCGGGCTTTCCGGTGCGCTGAACTGTCCCGGCAGACGACATACCGATCAGTGTACCTAACTTGTATGTAAGGACTCATCATGGGATTCGCTACTCACCTCGGCCCTTGGCTGCTTGGCACTGTTAAAAACACCACCGGCACCACTGTAGGCACTATTGAGAACCTCGGCGCTACCGTCGTTTCTCAGACCTTCAAGAAGAACTACACCGGG